GATAAAGTCTGATTGCGCTATCTACATGGAATTGGGCTACTCGGAAAGTGAGTTTTATCGTATGTTAGAGCGTGGAGCTATCGAGTTCGCTGAAAGCTATAGAGGTGGGGAGTTGTTAGTCTTCCGAATTGGGAGAGAAAAGCGAGAAAATAGCTGGAATAATGACGTTTGTGAGTGTTAAAATTATATTATAGAAAAAATGTGAGAGACGGACGAAATATCCGCCTCTTTTTGGGTGGGGGGTGATGGAAAATCGCTAAATTGACCATAAAACAGCAACGTTTTGCCGACGAGTACATCATTTCGGCAAATGCAACGCAAGCAGCTATTAAAGCGGGATATAGCAAGAAATACGCGAATACGAATGCAAGTAAGTTACTACAAAATACTACAATCAAATCTTATATAGATGAGCGACTAGCTGAATTGCAGTCTCAAAAAGTAGCTGACCAGCAAGAAGTCATGGAATACCTGACAGCTGTCATGCGTGGCGAAGAAACAGAGCAGACTATCATTGGTGTTGGTGAGTTAGGTCAAGAATTGACCGATATTGAGGTCAGCGCCAAAGACCGAATTAAAGCTGCTGAGCTTCTCGGTAAACGTTATCGAATGTGGACCGACAAAGTAGAGGCCGAGGTGCAAGGAACGGTGGTGTTTGCTAATGAAGACGACATCGCAGACTAACGACGTTACCTTTAACCTCCCTAAAATGGTAGGTGGCGGATACGGTAAGTTCTGGCGTTCTAAGAACTTTTACAGGGTTGTTAAAGGTTCCCGTGGTTCGAAGAAGTCGAAAACGACGGCTTTGAACTTTATCACAAGACTTTTGAAATACCCGTGGGCTAACCTTTTGGTAGTTCGCAGGTATTCAAACACTAACAAGCAATCAACTTATACGGATTTTAAATGGGCGTGCAATCAATTAAAGGTTGCGCACCTTTTTAAATTCAATGAGTCTTTGCCTGAAATCACGTTGAAGAAGACAGGTCAAAAGATTCTTTTTCGAGGTCTTGATGATGAGTTAAAAATCACATCTATTACAGTTGACGTTGGTATTCTTTGCTGGGCTTGGTTTGAGGAGGCTTATCAAATCGAAACAGAAGACAAATTTAGCACGGTCGTCGAGTCTATTCGTGGTAGCTTGGACGTTCCTGACTTCTTTAAACAGATTACAGTGACGTTTAACCCGTGGAACGAAAGGCACTGGCTGAAACGTGTATTTTTTGATAAAGACACGCAACGGGCTGACACGTTAGCTTTGACTACTACTTACAAGTGTAATGAGTGGCTAGACGAGGTCGATAGACAGCGCTATGAAGATTTGTATATCACTAATCCAAGACGTGCCCGCATCGTGTGCGATGGCGAGTGGGGTGTTACTGAAGGACTTGTTTTTGAAAATTACACAATCAGAGATTTTGACATCATGGCAACTATCAAGCGGGTTGGAGAAACAGCAGCAGGGCTTGACTTTGGTTTCACTCATGACCCTACGACTTTCCCGCGGTTAGCAGTTGATTTGGATAATAAAGAGTTATGGGTCTATGCTGAACACTATGAACACGCTATGACAACAGATGACATTTACAACATGATTGTAGATGCAGATATGAAGAACGCCTTGATAACGGCTGATAGCGCTGAACAACGGCTAATAGCTGAATTAAAAGCCAAAGGTATCAACAGAATTACACCATCAGTCAAAGGAGCAGGTTCAATCAATGCAGGTATTGACTTTATGAAACAATTTAAAATCTATATTCACCCTTCTTGTGTCAAAACAATTGAGGAATTTGACACCTATATCTATAAACAGGATAAAGATGGCAAATGGTTGAATGAGCCTATAGATGCTAATAACCACATCATTGACGCTATCCGTTACGCTTTAGAGCGTTACCACATTAAGAAAGCTAAGCAGAATGTTGATGCCAAAATCAGAAACGTCAACAGATTGATAAGGAGATAAGATGACAGAGACAACATATCAAGCAGAAGACAAGCTGCAAGAAGGAGAATACATTCCACGTTCTTATCAATTTGAACGTGACATGGAACCAACAAGCCTTGAAAAGCGTGAAGACTTTCTTAGGTTTTCAGACAAGGCTAACGTCCATTTTATGACCCAATCGGCTGATGATCTGGTCGACACCAAGCAAGGGTTGGAAAATTTGAAGAAAATGATTGGGCAGTTTCAAGCTGACCAGGTCGAGCGCTTGAAGATTTTGGAAAGTTATTCTAATGGTAATAATTACACCATTCTAAACGGTCGTAAGCGCCTTGAACCAGAAAAGGCTGATTATCGTATCAGGCACGATTTAGGCGGACAAGCTAGCCGTTTCTTTACTGGGTACACGGTTGGTCAGCCTATTTCAATTGGAGCAACTGACACTGAGCTGGAATTGACTAGCATTGATGATTTCAACACTTACAACGACATCGAAGCCCTTAACCGTGAACTGGTCTATGACGCTTCAAGATTTGGCAGGGCTTTTGAATTGCATTATTATGATGAATTTGAACAGCCAGCGGTGTCATTGATTGACGCTAAAGAAATGTTTACAGTTAGAAGTGCAGATGTTAGAAAAGAAATCGTTGCGGCAGTTCACTGTCCGATTTACAATGGTAAAATGTTCGCCACTGTATATACAGACAAAGAGGTTGTAAGCTATGACAATGAATGGAAAGAAACTGGCAGAAAACCTAATCCTTACAAGATGGTGCCAGTTGTTGAATGGCAAAATAACCGTGAACGTTTGGGCGACTGGGAAAAAGGTATTCCACTTATTGATGCATATGATGCAGCAGAAAGTGACACGGCAAATTACATGAGTGACCTTAATGATGCAATGCTAGTTATTAAGGGAGATGTTGTATCAACTGGAATGAATGCAACAGATTTGATGAAAATGAAGCAAGCTAATATGCTGGTTCTTGAAAGTGGTGTTGGGCATAATGGTCAGCAAACGTCATTGGATGCTGGTTATATCTACAAACAGTATGATGTCAGTGGCGTTGAAAGCTACAAAACACGACTAATAAAGGATTTTTTCCGCATTGTTGGGCTTCCTAACTTGCAAGATGATTCTACTTTTTCAGCGACATCTGGAATTGCTATTCGCTATAAGTTGGTAGATTTACAACAGGTTACATCAGTCAAGCGTGGGTTCTTTGTCAAAGCCCTAAAACGCAGATACAAGCTACTACAATCTTTGTCTGAAAATCTAAAAGGGTTTGAAGCTGTTGACGCAAACGTGCTGACATTCACTTTCCATGAGAACCTACCAACAGACGTTTGGGCAGAAATCCAGTCAGCTATCAGCTCAGGCATGGAAGTGTCACAAGAAACATTGATGGAATCAGCTAGTTTTACCGATGCACGAAAAGAAAAAAGCCGTCTTTTGAAAGAGGGCGGTGCAAGTGATGCAGAAATCAACCAGATTGTAGGTGAACCAGATGACGAACAAGAGAATAGCAAGCAATCGGCGGTATAATGCAGAGCGAAAAGCACAGTCCGAACTGATGAAACGTGACATTGACCGTGACAAGTTATTGACACAAATCTACCAAGAGTCATTTGACCGTATGCAAAGGGAGATTGACGGCTTTTATATGCGCTACGCTGGTAAAGAGGGGCTAACCAAACAGGAAGCCATGAAGCGTGTTTCCGAAATGGATGTAACTAAGTTCAATGACAAGGCAGCTAAAGCCGTCAAAAACAAGGATTTTAGTCATGAGACAAACGAATGGCTCAAAGTCTATAATCTAAAAATGAAAGTCAGCAGGTTGGAACTTTTAAAGGCTGAACTAACGCTTGAAATTCAAAATTTGACTGCTGAGCTTAACGAGGTCTTTGATAAGGCACGAGCAGACGAATATTTGAACGAATACAAGCGCCAAGCAGGTATTTTGGGGATTTCATCCAGCGGAGCAAAAAAACGCATGAAGGCGATTTTAGACGCTGATTTTTACGGGCAGAAATTTTCTGCTAGAGTGTGGGGCAATCTTGGACTTCGTGCAACACTCCAGCGTGATGTCTTTGCCTCTCTTAATCGTGTCTTTACGGATATGATGGGCTATAAGCAAGAAATGAAGCGACTAGCCAAGAAATACGGTACAAGTGAACAGAATGCCAAACGATTGTTAAAGACTGAGATATCAAGGATTAACGCCGACACGCAATTGGCTATGCTCAAAGAAAATGACTTCACTCATCTAATTTATGTGGCAGAAGCTGGGGCTTGCAAAGTCTGTGCCCCATTGGATGGCAAGGCTATTCCAATTGATGATGCAGAAAAAGGTGTCAATATGTATCCTATGCATCCTAATTGCCGATGCTCGGCTTATGGTCATATCAAGATGGACTATAAGAAGGGCGGTAGCACACTTGACCGTGAAGCCCCAAACGGTGTTTGGGGTGATGGTGATGAAACCATCTAAAATTAAATAAAACAAAGTCGTAGCAATACGGCTTTTCTTTTTTGTCCAGACCGTGCTGATGACGTAAAAAGCTGCATGAGTTCGTGGAGGTTGCACGTTAAAGCGTAAAGAAAGGAGCCACAATATGGCAGAAAAACAAAAAAATCCAGCAGTTGACCCTGAAAAAGAGCAAGAAGCTAATGATAATGCTAGCAATCAAGAGCGAGAAGGCGACAAAACAGTATCAATTGCTGAAATGCAGCGTCGATTGAAACAAGCTGAAGATAAGCACCAGTTAGAACTTGCTAATCTTCAAGCAGATGTTCAAAAACAAATTGAAGACGCAGTAGCTAAAGCAAAAATGAGTGATGAAGAGTTGCAGGCACTCAAAGAAAAGGAAAAGCAAGAAGCTATCCAAGCCATTGAAGAAGAAAATGCAACCCTCAAAGCTCAAATTGCCAAACGTCAAATGCAGGACCTTGCTATTAAAGAGCTTGAAGCTCAAGGGGTTCCTGTCAATGAGTCAACACTTGCTTTTGTCGTCAAGGACGATGAAGAAGCAACCAAGTTGGCAGTCACTAACATGGCGAACATCTTGAACATTCAAAAACGTGAAGAAGCTAAATCAACGCCACCGAAAACATCAGGCGGAACAGACGAAGGTTCAAAACGTGGAAAAGATAAATTTGCCAGTGCAAAAATTACTAATTTTTAAAAATTGAAAGGAGAGCAACATGGCTCAAACATTTAGTCCGGACACAGTCCTTTTGTCAGAAACACTAGGTAAAGAAATTACCTCAGAACAAATCACAGACTTGTTCACAGACGCACTTGTCCAATCATCAAAAGTCATTCAACTTGGACAAAAGGTTGAAATGGACGGCAAAATGGTTCGCAAAGGTGCTGAACTAGGGGAACTTACTGACGCTTACTTTGTTGGCGAAGGTCAAAAAATCGGTACTGCAAAAGTACAAACTAAATCTTACGTTTTGGAAGCTCGTAAAATCGCAGTTATCCTTCCAGTAACGGAAGAAGTACTTAATTACACGTGGACAGAATACTTTGATAGTATCAAGGATAAAATTGTTGACCTATTCAACAAGAAAATTGACGGTGCTGCTTTCCTCGGGCTTTATAGCAACCCGTTTGGTGCTAACGTCCTAGCCGCTGCTAAAACTGCAAACAACGTTGTTAAAGGTGACATCTCTCTTGAAAACATCTACGCAGTAGAAGACACGCCAGAAAAAGAGCCTAACGCTTTTGTTGGTCACCGTACAATCAACCGCACATTGCGTGGCATTCGTGATGATGTAAACGGTGGGCAACACGTATTCACTAAACCAGCTAACCCAAACGCTACTGGTGAACTTGATGGCCTTCCTTACGCTCAGTTGCAATTGCAAAATGGTCAAACCTACCCAGCAGGCACATTGCTTACTGGTAACTTCAACGGTTTGGTCTATGGTATTCCAAACGGCACTAACCTCCGCCTTAAAATCGCTGACCAAGCTACATTGTCTAAGGTTCAAAATAGTGGTACAGACACTGGAGATGTACACTTGTTTGAACAAGATATGCAAGCGCTACGTGCTATCTTTGAAATCGCAGTAGCTATTCCAAACAACGAGGCGTTTGCAGCTATCGAACCAACGGACATGTAATTAGTTAGGAGGGTTAAACATGACCTATAAAACTACTAAAGCCGTTCGAGACACACAGGATAATGGTTTTTGCTACTACGAAGGGGCAATTTATCCACGCAAAGGCTTAGAAGTTTCTAAAGAACGACTTGAAACGCTGGTAAAAAATGGGTACATTGTCGCAGTAGATGACAAGAAACCTGAGCCAGCGCTTGAAGGAGCTGGAGAGGAAACAGAAGACCGCAAGGAGGAACTGACTTCCAAAGAAATCAAGGCTAAACTTGATGAATTGGGCATTGAGTACAAGAGCCGTGCAAGTAAAGCAGAGCTTTTGACATTGCTTGAAGGAGCTGGAGGGGAATAGTCATGAGTGAAACCCAACTAGTAAAAATCAAACGTCGGTTGGGTATCGCCCAAGACGACACCGCAGAAAATGACCTGCTGGCAGACTTGGTGGATGACGCTGAGAGCTACTTCAAAACATTAACAGGTTCAGTTGAGATTGGCTCAAAATATAACTTCATGATTGAAAATGTGGTTTACAAACTCTATGGTCGCAAAGGTTCGGAGGGTGTCACCTCTGAAACGGTTGACGGCTACTCAGTCACTTATCAGGATTGGGATAACTTGTTTAAGCCCTACATGGCTATTTTAAACAAAGATTTTGGGCTTGATGGGTCGCTACGTGAGAAAGGTAAGGTGATGTTCCTATGAAAACACCGCACCGTATAACTTTAATTCGTGGAGAAACCACCGAGCGCTACAATCCTGTTACTGATAGTTACGAGGCGGGGGATGTCTCAAAGGAGGTTGTCCCCTGTTTTGTCAATCGAGTAACTAACGCCAAAGTATTTGAATCATATGGCAGCCGTACCGATGAAGTCATCGCCATTCGCTTTATGACAGCTCCAAAGCCTTTTTCAAAGGCGGAATTTAACGGTAAGACATACGAACCGCTAGAAGAGATTGACGCGCCTATCAAGGGCGCTGTTAGGCTTAGAAAGGTAGGTAAAATATGAGTGTAGAATGGCACGGTGCCGAGCGTTTAACGATGGCTATCCGTGGCTCTGGCCGAAAAGTCATGGAGCAAAGCTCTCAAGTTATCCGCAACAACACCGAGAAGCTTAAAGCTAGCGCTAAAGCGAAAGCACCAGTTGATACTGGTTTTTTAAAAAATCATATCACGTCATCTTATCCCAATCGCTTGGAAGGGCATGTCAAAAGTGAGGCTGCTTATAGCGGTTATCAGGAGTATGGCACACGCTTTCAAACAGGAATGGCTCATATTCGCCCAGCGTTGCAGGAAATCGAACCGCAATTCAAGCAGGATATGACCGATGTGCTTGAGGGGGTGTTTGAATGACCCCTAGTCATGCAATCTTTCGAACGGTGTTTGCTGAGTGCTTAAAAGTCCACGGCAATACCTTTGACTATCTTCCGAACGCGTCCGCAAGTTATCCTTTCTTTTTTGTTGGAGAAAGCATGACAACAGAAATTGAGGGCAGGGAAGTCATGGGAGAATGCACGCAGACCGTCCATATTTACGCCCTACGCACCGAAAGAGGGAGAGTTGAAGAATTGACCTCTTTGCTCTTGGATGCGCTTAGAACGCAAAATACGGCGTTTGAATACTATATAAACTTAAAAACTTGCAACCCGCAGGATTTACCAGATAACACGGATGTTCAGCCACTCGTCCATCGAGTGCTAGACCTCCGTTTTTCTTATGCTAAAAAATAAAAAAGGAGAACATTATGGCTGAAAATACAGCAGAAATTATCAATGGGAAAGATTATCTTAGCTTTTTCCGACGCTATGCAGACCGCACAAAAAAAGACGCAGCTGCTATCCGTTTCATGACGGAAGTATCTGTCAAGTTGGAGAAAGAAACAGACTCAACGTCAACTGTTGATGGCAAGGTCTCATCTGTTTCAGATGGTGATAACACACTTGACGTAAAATCAATCGCTTACCGTACCGAAGACCCTGAAGTCATCGAAATGTGGAAGCAAATGCGTGAGTGGTTCCTTAACGAGGAAGTCGTTGAAGTTTGGAACGTGGACATCAAGTCAGGGAAGGAAAACAGCGGCACGCACAAAACAGAATATCTAGTAGATTACTTCCAAGGCAAATTTACAGAATTCGAAATGACTTCAGCTGCCGATGGAAAAGTAGAACTTTCATACTCTTACGCGATCGATGGGCGCGGTATCTGGAATCACAAAGATGCCTTGACAGATGAGCAAGAATTGGCTGTAAAAGCAGCACAATATGCTTACCACACACTTGCTAAAGAAAATGCAATCTAATAGCTAGAGCGGGCTAAGAACCGCTCTTTTTTATTTTTTTAACAAAAGGAGGAACAACATGATTTTGACAATTAACGGGAAAACTTATCCTTTACACTTTGGTCTCGGTTTTTTGCGCGAAATGAACAAACGCCACTCTGCTGAGTTGAACGGCGTCGCAACTGGTTACGGCGCTATGGGTATGTTTAACGCTGGACGCTTGATGAATGACCCGCTTGCTTTCGCTGACCTTATCCGCGCAGCTACTGAAGGGTTGCCACAAAAACCAAGTGATGTCGAGCTTGAAAACTATCTGGCTGAACTGATTGGCAATGACACCTATGACCAAACGATGAACGAGGTGATGGCAGAGGTAAAAAAATCACCGCTTTTGCTGAAAGCTATGGGCGAGGAGCTGAACCAAGTGACACAACCAGTCATGCAAGCAGTGGAAGCTCAACCAGCAGCCGAAGCAGCAGTATCACCTACGACGATGCCATCGCAATTTTAATCGCACGGCACGGATTAACGTATCAAGAGGCTTTTAACACAACGCTAGAAGCGTTTAGGGTTTACAACAAAGCTTATCGCATCCGCATGGCCGATACAGCTTATCAGTCGGCTATGCAAGCTTGGAATAATCAAGTAGTCAAGAGTACAAAAGGCTCTGGAAGGAGTGTTAGACCGCTATATGAGCGTTTTATAGACTTTTTCGATTACGAAAATGAGCTTTCAGCGGCTCTTGGCAATGAAAACGTACAGCGTAAACGCAACACACTAGCGGATGTTAACCGCTTGATGAATGAGTATATCGAGCGAAAGGGGGTAGTTGATGGCATTTGATGTTGAAGCGGTGCTAAAAGCTAATGTCACGCAGTTTTCTAGCGGGATAAAAGAAGCTGAATCTATGTTCGACTCGCTTTTAAATAAAAGCAATTCAACGATGGACAAGCTTGCCAGCGGGATTTCAGTTGCTGGCAAGGTAATAACAGGCATCGGTCTTGGAACTACTGCCATTGGGGTTTCAGCTGCAAAAGGGTTTGGAGAGTTCCAGATGAACCTAAACAAGGCGGCTGTGGTTGCTGGCGGAACGTCCAAGAATATCAATGAATTGGCTGACGTTGCCAACCGCATGGGGGCTGAATTGCCTATCTCTGCTAACGAGGCGGCACAAGCCATGATTGAGATGGCGCAAAATGGTGCTGACCTTAATAAAATCAAGACACAATTTCCAGCTATCGCGCAAGCAGCAACCGCGGCAGGTGCTGACTTGACAACAACCGCAGGGGTTGTCCAACAAGCTATGAATGTTTGGGGTGACTCTATCGGCTCGAGCGAGCAGGCGGCGGCTATCTTGACACAAAACGCTAACATTTCCAATGCGTCCATCGAGACGATGAAGCAAGGGCTTTCAAATGTGGCAAGTTCGTCCAAGTTGCTTGGGGTCAATATGACGGACGCTTCTGCGGCTATCGGTTTGATTACGAACACAGGTATGAGTGCAGCGCAAGCGTCACAAGATCTTAACCATGCTATGCTAAAAATGGCTGCGCCGTCCAAGAATGGCGTAAAAGCGATGAAACGACTTGGTCTATCCTTTACGGACGCGGCTGGAAACATGAAGCCGTTTAAGCAAATTTTGACGGAAGTTGCTGACAAAACTAAAGATATGTCACAGGCTGAGAAGACGGAGACGCTCAAGAATCTGTTTGACACGTCTGGTATGCAAGCGATTAACCCTTTGCTTGATGCCGTGATGAACAAAACTGATGATGCAACCAAAAGTTGGGAAGCGGCTACCAATGCCCTTAATGGCGTATCTGGTAGCCAAGCTGACGCTGCTAAATTCCTAGCGGAATCTGCTAACGAGATGCAACAAAACATGGGTTCTAAAATTGAACAGGTTGGCGGTAACTGGGAAGCGTTGACTAATACAGCTATGGCTGCAAAAGGCGGGGTTACGTCTAGCCTGCTTGATATGACCCACACCCCCCCGCCTTTGTCCCCCGGTCGCCGGGTGACCAGCCGTGTTCGTCAAGCTGCTTGTCAAACTCCTCGTTGCTTACAAGGTATGCAGT